CATGTTGATACCTGCATCGTCTGTCTCAACGTTGATAGGAGCAGCAGTTGTTCCTAATATACCTGCAGCGGCAGTAGTTGTTAAAGTTGTTCCTGATACTGCAGATGCGGCAATACCTGCACCGTTAGTTAAGGTTTGAAGAACGTTTGCATCGAACTTTCTCTTTAGAGCATAAGCACCTGAAGAAGTTGCTAGTGCTTCAAAGTTAATGTGAGAGTGTCTCTCTTCGATGTCGTCTATTTTGAATGCGAAAGCATTGGCTTGGTCGACAGTCAATGTGATTTGATCGTCTGCCAAGTCTTGTGGGTTAACAACAGAACCTCTTGAATATGCGGACACAGTCAGTGTTGGTTCTTTCATGATGTTAACAGTATCACCAAAATTTTCAATTTCGCCAGTATAGTCGGTATTCGTAATATCTTCTGCAACCGAAGCTCTACGGAAGAACTTGAGAACTTTTTGGCTAAAGATTTCGGGAGCAAAATTACCTGTCGGTAAATTATTGTACCCTGAAGCTGAATTAAAAGCCATTTTTCTATCCTTCCTCTATTTGAGGTTATTTTATTGAGTTATTCGCCCTTCTGATCGTGCTAGATCGATTTCTTTTTCAAGCTTTTCGAACTCCCACGGTTTCAGTTTAGCGATGTCAGAGACTTTCCATATTTTCTTGTTTGCATTAGGGTCTGTTTGTATCTCTTTTGCTCTTGGAGATGTAACAGCCATTGCAGCAGAAACATTTGGTTTTTTACCCTGTTGTTTTTTGGTTGTAATCCCTACGTCTGCTTTGTAAAGATCAATAACCCTTGCGGCTAGTCGAGCGTTTGTGTTGTTTTTTAACACGCCATCACTGATAGTATCAGGCTGTTCTTCTAACCATTGTAAGAACTTTTCATCTTGCTTTATTTCTTCAAAATCAGGATGTAAAGTCTTAAGTTCACGATAAGCAACTTTAACCAAATTTTCTTTCTCACGAGCTTTCAAAGTTTTAAGTTCTTCTTGAAGTTGTTGAGCTTGCTGAGTAGCTTTTTCTGAAGCTATAGTCTGCATTACATCATAAACATCGGGATATTCTTGCCTAAAATTTTCTAGCTCTTCGGGAGTTTTTGGCAAAGGAACATTAACATTAGATTGTTGCATTGCACTTTCTAGTTGCTGCTCTTTTGTTTTAAACTCCTGTATCTTTTGATCGTAGTGACGTTTCAGATCATCATACCGTTTCTTGTAATCATGCTCTTGAGCAGTCTCTTCTTTCTTTGCAGATACGAAAGTTTCTTCCTGTTGCTCTTCCTCTTGAGTAGCCACTTCTAATGTGGGGTCTTGAGTTTGCTCATCTTCATCATCTTTGTAGACATCATCACGATACTTACCACGATAAAGATTAGGATTATTTATAACTCCATCGGAGTCATTTGGTTTGTTGGCTCTTGCACCACGAACTTGTTGTTTTGCCATAGTTTTTACCTCATTCTCGCAGTGCCACTGGCTGTGGGTAGCTGCTTCGGTCTGTCAGGGCCACATTTGTGGGTAGCTGACTAATTATTATCGAGACTTTTTATTTGTATTTTATCTCGTAATATGTTATAGACATCGTCGCCGTATTCTTTTCCTTCGCCATACGATTCTAAAAACGGTCTAATTCCTTTATCTTTGTAATCTTTTAACTTTTGTCTTAGCACTGCATCTGCTAATTTATCATAGTACTTTTTGTGTACCTCTTGAGGTATAACTCCTTGACCCAGTGCTTTTAATTTATTCTTAATATTGTCAGAAACTTTTTTTAGAGGTATTTTTTTGTCACCTCTGTAGAGAGCTTTGTTTACTTCTAAGTTAACTTTGTCTCTACCCTGCTGTGCTATAGCTTTTGTGTAATCTTTCAATTCTTTAGGAAACTCTCTGTACCCTTGACTTCTTTTTATAAAATCCTCAAGAGTTGAATATGTTATCTGCATTGTTCCAAACGCTGAACTACCTTTTCCTCCTTTAGCTCCAACACCTGTAAATATATACCCTCTGTCTTTATATCCCTTCATTTCTTTATCATAGATTGCTTCTTTTATATCTCGCAAACTATAATCACCGAAGAACCTCTCATCATCAGGCTTCATCTCTATAGGTTCGTCAGATATTCCGGGAACAAAAGCATCTTCTTGGGGTTTATCTATATTAGGACCAGTGACACTAAGATCAGGTCTTCGAAACAAAAATCCTTGTTGGGGGTTTCTTACACGCATTCCTTCATAAGCTTCATACCGATCTTCATCTGAAGAACTATCCCCAAGCTCATTCTTTAACCGAGTTACTTCAGCTTTGCCAGACTCATTTATCTTGTTTAGTATGGGATAGCCTATTTTCTCAGCTACCACTTTAGGTATGTATATTTCTGAGGAAGCTACAATCAACGGAACTTTGTTCTTATCTTTTATTTTAGGATTTCCTACACGTATGTCAACCCCTTCTTTTTTTAATTCGTTTATAGCAGAATTTACAAGACCAATTATCTCACTTTCATTTTCTTTTGAAGCAGGACCGTTAACAACGTAGTCTCCGTCTGCTGCATCAAATTCAAACCTGTCTCTAACCATATCAGTTTCAACAAAAGTTTCTTCAGGCTTAATAAGACCTACACCTTTTATTGTTTGAGTCTTTGATACGAATCCTTTGTCAGAATTTCCTATTTTACCACCATATGCAGTCCAACCACCACCACCAAAGCCGTCGTTTGACCCACTATCCATACCACCATCACTATCATTATTATCATCATAAGATGGGGGTTGAGATGCGTCTAATCCACTAGGTCCTCCTGTAGGTCCTCCGTAACCACCACCTAAATCATACCCTTGTGAATCTTCAGTTGTAGTGGGCCCTGTTATATTTGCCATATCAATACCAATGTTTATTCCCATAGGATTTTTTTGACTCTGCTGTGCGTCTATATCTGTCTCAAGACCCATAGACATAGATCCTGATGTAGAACTCATACCCTCTCTATTTTCTGCTGTTTTTTGTTTGTTCTCCAGAATTTCTTGGAGCGGAGTCATTGTGTAGTAATTTTGCGGCATTCGAGAACGTTCAAAAGGATTAGTTAATCTGTCATACCCTAATAGACCTAATTTTTGCTCAATTGATAAACCTTTTGCATCTGTTACAGTTTTTTCAAAATTTAACATGGCTTGCGTTTGAGGTTTGTCCATATCAAATCTACCACCTGCTACCGAATATTCTTGCATAGCAGGTCCTAATGCTCCAGATTTACCTCCCAAAACATCTTGTATTTGATTCATTTGATCAGTTGTTAGATTAGTCGGTATAGTTCCAGATAGTCTACCCCCCGGAGATATACCTACAGTTTGATTATTAACTCTGCCTATTCCGTATCCGGGAATACCTAATGCTGCATTAGCAGCAATTGACTCAAGATTTTGCTTTGACTTTTCGCCAATTGCATCGAGCATAGATGCTGATAAACCTGTTAGACTTGCAACTTGAGTCAATGCACCTCCCATGCCTGTAACTCTATTTTGCCCAGAAGCCAACTCTTTACTTACTTCAAGACCTAATTTTTCATCTATAAAACTTTGCGGAGTTGTAGGTTGATTAATATAACTAGATAAATCTCCTGTTATCGTCTCAATTGTTATTTCTGGGGGTGGGTCATCACCATCAGACCCATCGTCAAATATATCTAAATCAGGAGTTGGAGTTGCAGGAGGTCTTCCATATATAGGAAAATTGGTTCTTCGTCTAGTATCAAAGTCAAACGGACTTGGAACATTAGGTGCAAAGGGAAGTGCAGGAATTGGAACGTAAGGAGCTATAGCCTTTCCTAGACCTAATTCTCTTTCAAATAAATTATTTATATATCTTTCAAGTATACTAGCCATCTACTTCATCTGTATAACGGATTTATGATTGTCCTTGAGTTTCTTGATCTGTTCCAGTAAAGCCAGTTTCCCCTGCAGTTGGAACACTTCCAGTTCCGATCGTGCCGCCACCAACGCCTGAATCGTCACTTGGGTTAGCTCCTGCAGGTACTCCTCCAGACTGTTCCATGCCTGACTGTTGTTGATCAGGGGATTGAGGTTGTTGGCTTGCTTCTTGTTGAGCATTTTGAAGTCCTCTAAGTATTTCTGCGAATATCTGTGCTTCGCTTACGTCATTAACCAAACTATCTGGATCTATATCTTGTGCTATCGCAAGCTCTCTCATAAGGTTTGGTATCTTTACAAAAGGTGCAAGCATTGGATTACTTGCAGTTTGCAACAGGGTTGTTAATCTTTGACTGCGTACTTCTTTTTGCATAACCGCTGCAGTGCCACGAGGTTTAATTTCAAGATCACCCTCTATCTCTGGTACGTTATCTGTAAATTGCATATTCCATTGAAAGTAAGATTCTCCCATAGGTTTTAACAAGTGATCATCTATGTTTTTTATAACAGTCTTAAGTGATAAACTTGCACCGCCGAGCAACATAGAAAGTCCTGATGCTGTTCTACCTGTACCTGTTACACCAGTTTGTCCGTGCAGTATAGATGGTATGCCTGTATCTTCGTCAGCAAGTTGCCGTGATATCTGATACATCTGTATGTTTTCTGGTGCAGTGTTTGGAAACTTTAATCCGTTGATTGCTGTTCCAGTTACACCTGACTGTCTTCTGAATATCTTACCGGGAAATATATCCATGTTTTGACCGGGAACTAAACTAGCTTCATCAATATCAAATACGAGATTACCTGCAAGTGCTAAGTTATCAATAGCCATACGATAATGACCATTCATTAACTTTTGAGAAAACTCCATGTTTTCTGCTACACCAACTCCCCATAATTGATATGGATTAGTTTCATATGGAAACGCTTGATACGGTATTCGTGCAGGCATAAACGGATTAAGAACACAGCGAAGTATCATGTTGCCACAAGTCCAAACATTAACTTGGATTTGCTCAAGCTCTGACATGTCTTCAAGGTCACTCATACCTATTTCATCAGCGTGTTTTTTGTCAATAACACCCCAGTACTCTAGAACTTCAAATCTGTTTTCTTGAAAGTATGGTTCGGTGTCATCTTCACGAATAGTATCTTCGTAGTACTTGTCTTCGTAGTTAGGTCCTTTGGCAAGGCACTCTTCAATAGCATCTTTGTAAAAATAAGGTCTGTTTATTAAAGCACGAAGCTGTTGTCTGTTCATACGATGTCTTTGTATGACGTACTCACAATCTTCTATGCTTGTTGCTGATGGGTCAGGATGAAAATCCCACAAAGATACATACTCAATTCGTGGAACTATTTTTTCGTATGGAGCATACACTTTTTCTCCATTCTCATCTTTATCCCACTTATGAACACGTTTGTAAGAATTAAACGGACCTTTAACTATTCCTGTTCCTAATAAACATGATTCAAAAATAGCATCACGTAAAACAGTAACAGCGTCTGTGTCTGTTAATTGATCGTGTATAAGTTTTTCTAAGTTAAGAGCTGCTTTTTGTGCAGGACTTATTTGTGGTTCACCACCAAGAGAAGGTCCGGGAGATAAGTTAGCGTTAGCATATCTGCCCTGTAACCCACCTAAAAAGTCCAAACCGTTGTTGGTTGCTTCCGTAGCACCGGGAGGTAAATCTCTCCCATCCCCTTCGAAACCGTATGGATCTTGTTCTACTATTTCATCTAGGGGTGTTGTTTGATGTGCAAACTCTGCAATACCTTCTGGTACTGGAGTTGGCTCAACAACTATCGGAAACTTTTTGTTAGAAAAAAGTATATCGATTATTTGCCCATATGCAGCAAGAACTTTTGTTTTAGTTACCTTTATAAATACACGAGAACGTTCCGAATCTCTATATTGAGTAGACGAATCATAAATACCTCTGTAGTTTTTAAAGGCTTGCAACCAACGTAGTTCATAACTGCGTCTGCCGTTTTCTGAATCTTCAAACTTGCTTTTGATGTATCCTGCCAATCCGGGCATTTGTTCGCTAGGATTTTGTACAGGTATTTCCGTATCATCGGCAGGTTGAAGAAAGTTTTCATCAGCCATGATTTACCTATGTGTTATTAATAGTCTCTTTCTTCAGCCATTTTGAATAAAGAAGCTTCGACTGTAGGTTTGGTTTGCTTCTTTGGCATGTCAACTTGTAAAGCATCTTGGTCTACTGCTGTAGTAAATTCAAGACCTTCTCTGTATAGTTGCTTAGAACCCATATCATCGTTTACAGATGTCTTATCTGATCCCATAATATAAGCTGCACCATAATTGTAGTTATTGTTAGGCATATTAAGTTACTCCCATAAAGTTTTGTTGCCGTTGTGTCTCGTCAGCTAGTTCTGATCGAGAAGGTGGGGTAACAAACCCCGGAGATACATCAGGCGTTCTGCCAAATGTACTCATTCTGTCACCTATGTTGGTATCTTCTTCAATTATATTTAAAGCTTGTGATGCACCTTCTTCTGAGGGTTGAAAACTACTTTGCATCTGATTTAAAAAGTCTGTAGACTCGGACTCCATACCCATCTGTCTACTGGGTATTTCTTGTCCTGCTTGTGTTCTTGCTGTGTCACGAACAACTCCTGATAACGAACCCCCCTCCATATCTTGAGTAGGTCTAAATATCATATCAGGTAACATGGTAACTGCTTTTCTTCCTCCTGCAACAGCTATGTCTCGCACAGTTTCTGCACCTGCTCCTATACCCGCTGTAATATCACCATATCCCTCTTGCTTGTACTTTCTAAAATCTGATATAGCTTCTTGAGTCATACTTACAGCACTTAAGCCTGTTAAAGCGTACGTTATTGTATTAAGATTGTTACCTGCCCAATCTAAAACCTTCTTGCCTTTTTCTAAAGCTTGATTAAGTTTACTTTGTTTTTTCTGGGCAGCTTGTTTATCTTGTTCAGCAGATATCTGTTCGTCAACATCACCCGCCTGTTGTAAATCCGTTAAGTATTGTTGTTTTGCTGCAAGAGCTTCTGACCCTGACTGTGCAAGTCCTTTTTGTAAATCAAAGCCTGCCTTTTCTTGAATGAGTTTAGCATTTTCAGGACTTAAAGTTTTTATATCTTGTGGATCAGATATAGACATGCCGTCTACTTCATCTGGGTATGCTACATTTGGAAAAAACTTTACAACTTCTTTTTGTTTAAATGGAGGAAGACTTTTAAAAGATTTCTTTGTTGTCATATACTGTTGAGTATATTCAGTCGTTTTAACACCCACATCTTCTAAGAACTGTGCAGGATTTTTTGTACCGTCTTGTGTTAAGTTGCCCTCTGTTAATAAAACATAAGGTGAAAAAGCTTTTGCGTTAGCATCTTCTATCTGTCCACCAACTGTAACACCTGCTATGTATTGTTCTACGTTACCTTTTTTAGGTCGCCACGTTGCTAACTTTCTAATGTAACTATTAGGATCGTAACCTGCTGCTGTATAATCACTTTCTTTTATTCTTCTTAAATCATAGATAGACATAGGTCTTGATTCAAGTTCCTTTTTTGATTGGACTAAGTAATTTATGTTTACATTTGTTTTGGTTAAATCTTCGTTTATATTATCAACAAGAGAATTTATATTTTGAAAAACCAACCCTTTTGTTCTTCCCGTGCTTTCCATGTAAGATTTTATTATATCTCTTTGAGCTTCGGGCATGTATGCTAAGTTAATTGAACCTGCTGTGTCTGTCTTTAATTTTACATCTTGTACTAAGCCTGTTTCAAAATCAATGTTTTCAAATTTTATATTTTTAAAATCGGAAGGTCTGTAACCACCAAACATCAAAGTAAGAAGAAACGTTTTTTCTTCTTGTCTTCCTGCTGCATTATATTTTGCTGCTAAGTTTTTCAAAGCTTGATAAGCTTGTGACGGATAGTTTGCAGGTATAAGTCTGAGAGGATCAGTACCAAACCCCTGTGCTTTCATTACAGAATCACCTACAACGTTTGTCATATGTGAACGGAGTGGGTTCGTTGTTCCTTGTGCAGATATACCAACTTCAGCGAGAAGTGGTTTGAATGGACCTATTAAATCTTTCTTTTGAGCGTTAGTTAATTTTTTAGTGTATACTAACTCTTCTACAAACTTTCGTGTATTCTTTCCGAAGATATCATTTATAGTATATTTTTCTAACCCTGCTTTTGTAAGAAGTTTTGCAAGATTTTTTCTATCAGTCGTGTTACTGAAGATTTGACCTATAGGAGTAGTCTTGAGAGACTCTCCTCTTATTCTACCCTTACCAGATAGAATAGTTTCAAATTGTGGTTCAAATGTAATACCTTTTGCCATTTACTTAATACCCAAATGTTTGGTCTTGCATTTGATAGACCTGATTCTTGATACCACCAAGCGTTTTATGAATCGACGCATATCCTGTCATCCTTGTCATTAACATATATCGCAAAGCATCGTATGCGTGATCCTCTGCCTTTGTGTCCACATCTTCTGCATTTGTTTTGCTAAGAGGTATGCCTGATAGCTGCTTGATAAGATTGACACAGTTCGGAAATATTCGTAGTCTAGGTTCGTCTGTTCGAGGGTCATCAGCAAGCCTACGATGTATTTCCATTTTACCTTGAAGTCTGTTTCTGTCTGAGGGCATCCAACGCACCCCACATCTCATCATTGTTTCAGCTATGGAAGGACCAAAGCCTGTCTTATTCCAACATGATGAGTCAAGTACTGTATAGTGGGGAGTTGGGTCTTCTTGTTCTACTTCTAGTATTCTATCAGCTAACTCTTCTGCTGTCAACTGTTTTACGTATAACTCTCTATAAATCCAAATATTATTATCCCAGTCAATAGCACCCCAAAGAACACACGAAGGACTTGCATAGCCGTAGTCGGCCGCTCGTATTCGTGGGAAGTTTGGTGGAAGGTCAAAATACGGTGTAACATGTCTACTTCTACTGAACTCTGGGAAAGCTGCACCTTCCGTTACTTCCCAATCGCCTTCAAGAAGTCGCTTACGCTCGACTTCGGGTAGCGAACGCAACATCGCTTCGTATTGTCCGTCAGCCAACAAGTATGGGTTGTCTGTTAGACGTGCAGGTATGAACCTACGATAAAACAGAGGTTCACCTTCCTTCTCATGCCCTTTGGGCCATACAAAAGGTCTGCCTGTTTCGATATCCATTGCAGGAAAAGTCGAGTTGTGTTGTGATGGGTCGATATACATCTTTTTTACCCACCAACCTCCGACTCCTCCGGGGTTCGCTGTACAACGCATGTACAGATTTTGTTGTAGTTCAGGATCAGTTGCTCTGAGTCGTGAACGGAGATAATCCCAAACATAAGGCGAGGGGTATTGGGTTATCTCATCAATGCCTATCCAGTTAAAGGACTGACCCTGAAATCGTGTTACGTCTTTGTCTTTGTCAAGATACGTAAACCAAATCGTTGCACCTGACGGAAAGTGCCATGTTGACTTTGACTCTCT